CAAATAGTAGCAGATGGTTTCCTTGCTTTGGAAGTTATGCCGAGCTACTACCAATACACATTAGGAGTAATCGTATCTGCATCTTTCGGTGTAAGGGCAGCTACAAAGTTTTTTAAGAAGTAAAGTATATAGAGGATTTATTATGGCGGTAACATTAAAATCACTTACCACTCCCGGCAAGGATTATGGTAAGTTTAGCAAAGCAAGTGTAGGCGTTTTAAAAAAAGTTTTAATACAAGAGATGGGTTTTTCAAAAGAGGATCTACAAGGATTAACAAAACCTAAAATTTTAGATATAATCAATGATTTTGGTGGAGGTTTTAATAAAGGCGGCCTAGCTAGATCAGGTCATACAGACCATAGAGCAAGAGGACTTTTTAAGTAATGGCATTTAAATTAAGTAGACGTAGTCTTGACAGGCTAGAGGGTGTTGACGAAAGAATGGTAGCAGTTGTTAAACATGCTATCACAGCAACAAAAACTGACTTTGGAGTTATCCAAGGCATGAGAACTGTAGAACAACAAAAAGAGCTGGTGGCAAAGGGCGCAAGCCAGACTATGAAGAGTAAGCACCTAGAAGGACTGGCAGTAGATCTTATGGCCTATATTAATGGTCGTGGCTCTTGGGAGCTAAACTTGTACGATGACCTAGCTGACGCTATGAAAGAAGGTGCAAGCTTTGTCGGATGTAAAGTTCGTTGGGGTGCAGCTTGGCACATAGATTCTATCGGTGACTATGAGGGATCTATGGAAGAAGCAATGAATGAATATATTGATCTACGTAGGTCTCAAGGACGTAGACCTTTTATTGACGGACCACATTTTGAATTAATGGTATAAGGAAAACAAGATGGCAAAAAAAGATGCTGATAACGATAAACTTACAAAATTTTTACGTAATTTACTTGGTGCTGATAACTATACACCTACTCCAAAAGTTCAAAAAGAAATTGATGATTTAGTTAAAAAGATTTTATCTAAAAAATCTCGTATGTCTAAAGGTGGTTTAGCAAAAAAGAAACCCGTTAAAAAACCTGCTAAGAAGAAGTAATGTGGTTGGCTATCGTATTAGCTTGTAGTACACCATACGCTAACTCGTGTATTATATTTGCAAAGCAAAATGAATTATTTATAACAGAAGAACTATGTAAAGAAGATGTAGATGTGGGTATTGCTATAATGCAAGCACAAGGTTTTTATGCTGTACCTGCATGTTTTAAAGTTGGAAAAAGTTTATAGGAGTATAGAATGAAGAAATTATTATTAGCGACTGCAGTAGCAGTTGCAGGAACATCAGTATCGGCTATGGATATTGGTTATGGATTATCTGTTGGTGCTTCCACAGATATGAGTTACACAACAGGAACAGAAACATGGGAACTGGATGTTACCCCTAAACTAAGCATGGGTGCATACGGAACTACTCTTTCTGCTGAAACAACTGTAGATGTGTTAGACATTAACAACGGTGACATTTTTACTGGTGTAGACTGGAAAGCTGAATATGCTTGGAAAGGTCTAACAACATACACAGAAATATCTTCAGATGCTGACTTTGAATTTGGTGATATTACAATGGGTGTAAAGTTTTCATTTTAATTAAGGTTGTAAAACATGATTAGATATATTAAAAGACTCTGGTGTGCATTGTTAAATAAGAAATGTAACCCAGATTGCACCTGCTGCTAAGGCAGGTAAATGGAGAGTTCCTACATTGCATGGTCGTTGGTGTCACTGCTAGGCCAAACAGGACTTTCAGTTTTTAAGTTATTTTTACAGGCTGTAAGCCTAATGATAGTAATGGCCCCGATATACATGGTAGTGCGGTACGGGCTAGATTACCTTTTGTAGTCCTATATACTGCATCACCACAAACACATAGATACCGAAATAAGGAAAGGTTAAACCAATGGCAATGTCCCTCCGTACATATTTAAATAACCAGATAAAAGAAAAAGGTTCTAGCCTTGCTAAAGAAAAAGCTAAGGCTGGTAAATACAAAAGTATTGCTGCAGCTAAAAAAGCTGGAGCACTTTACTATACTAATAAAGATGGTAAAGTAATGGCAGCTGTTTATGCAGAAGATCTAAAGAAAGCTAAACCTAAAGTAAAACCAATACCAAGACCTAAACCTAGACCCAAGAAAGAAAAATTAGGTGCAGGTGAAAAACCAAAAGTTACAGTTAGAACTCTTAACAATGTAAAAGGTGGTCGTGGTGATGGTGCAAAAGAAGTTTTGGTAAGGCGTGCTGAAATTGCAATCACTGGCGGAACTGAGCCTAAAAAACCTACAGCTAAATCTAAGCCTACAATAACAGAGTTAAAAGCGAAGCAAAGAAAGCTCCGTACAAAAATAGCTAATGCTAGACAAAAAGGTAAGGATGATAAGACAGCTGCAGCTGAAATTAAAAGACTTACCACTATGATTAATAAGTTAAAGTAAGTTAAATGGCTGAAGCTAAATACTTTACTAAAGCAAAAAACTTATCTGCTACATCAGGTGGGGCAAGTGGTGACGTAATATACACTTGCCCTAATAATTTTACTTCGTTAGTTAAATTTCTACTTGTATCGAATGGAGCAACAAGCTCTAAGAAGTATAGCATACAATGGTACGAGTTAGCTGCAACTACTTATCACAGTATTGCAGATGAAATAAGTCTAGCAGCTAGTACAAATGATAAAGTTGTAGAAGGTGGTGCATTTATTGCGTTATCTGCAGGTGATAAGATTGTAGCTTTTGAAGAAGGCGGCTCTGATTTTCACATGGTACTGTCTGGTGAAGAATACTTTCAACCAACTTAATGCATAACAAGCTTGCATTATTGTTTATAATGTGCTATAACTAATTGAATATAACTCAAATAAGAGAAAAAATCTATGGCGAGAGAACTTACTGAAAAACAACAGGCATTTTTAAACGCATTGTTTAATGAAGCTAGGGGTAATCCTGTGCAAGCTAAGAAACTTGCAGGATATGCTGATGGTGTGTCTACAACTTCTGTAATGGCTCCACTAAAAGAAGAGATTGCAGAGAAAACTAGAGATTTTATTGCAACAAGTGGCCCAACAGCAGTGTGGTCTATGATGCATGTACTAGAAAACCCCACCGACTTGGGCAATAAAGAGAAAATGGCAGCAGCTAAAGACTTTCTAGACCGAGCTGGCTTTGTAAAAACAGAAAAAGTCGAAGTAAGATCAGAAAGCCCTTTGTTTATCCTGCCTCCGAAAGCAGATGAAGACTAAAACTTGGCAGTTACCTAAGCCTGAGAAGGTAGATGACGAATATGAGTGGGTTCCAGTAGTAAGAATTGGTAGAACTATACCCTTTGGTTACAAACAAGACCCAGAAGATGCAGATATTCTACTACCTATACCAGAAGAACTAGAACTTTTTGAAGAAGCTAAGAAACATTTAAAGAGATATAGTTATAGAGAAGTATCTGCTTGGTTAAGTACAACCTCTGGTAGAATGATTTCCCATGTAGGTTTATTTAAAAGGGTAAAACTTGAGCAAAGACGTAAGAACGCAGCTTCAGTCCAAGATTTCTATGCCCAAAGGTACAAAGCGGCAGCAGAAAAGGCGGAGAAGCTCGAAAAAGAAAGAATTGGTGCAAGACGTAGAGTTGAAGCCAACAACTCCGATCAGCACACCGGATATTGAAGTAGAACAGGTACAAAGAGAAGTAATCTTTGAGCCTAACCCCGGTCCACAGACAGGATTCCTAGCTTCAACAGAGCAGGAAGTCTTATATGGAGGATCTGCAGGTGGTGGTAAGTCATATGCAATGATAGCCGACCCTGTTAGGTACTTAAATAATCCAAATGCTCGTATGCTTCTGGTACGTAGAAGTACTGAGGAGCTAAGGGAACTTATCTCTGTTTCTAAACAGCTATATCCTAAAGCAATTCCGGGTATCAAGTTCATGGAACGAGATAAGACTTGGGTAGCCCCTAGCGGAGCTACACTCTGGATGTCATACCTTGATCGTGACGATGACGTTATGAGATATCAGGGACAGGCATTTAACTGGATTGGTTTTGACGAATTAACGCAATGGCCTACACCCTATCCTTGGAATTATATGAGGTCACGTCTTCGTACAACCAAAGCTAGTGGGCTACCTTTATATATGAGAGCTACT